GTGAATATTCGCAAGAGTACAAGATCGCAAAATCAAATCGGTCGCAGCTTCATAATCTACCGAACAAAAGAACTCATCCTCGGTATTCATCGAATGTACGCGATTGACCAGGGCTGTACAGTCATCATGACGCATCGTCGAAAAAGGTGTTGACTTCCAAGCATCCAGCAAAGCACCCTGTAAAGGTTGCAATGCAGTTGCGAGAAAGCCATCCATCTTTGTGATGATACGGAATTTTGACGGTTCAGCTATGGCGACAACTTTCATGTCATGAAGTGTCGAATCAGTCACACGGTCAGCAACGCTTGAAAGGGCGTCGTCGAACGTAGATTGTCTCCAATCGTCGTATTGTTGATGAAGCGACGGAAGCGGGCCCATCGGCCACGCTTCCACCACCGTTGGCTCAAACTGCTTAAACAAAACTGCTGCGCCACCGTTTTCACGGTTCGACTGCAGACAAGCAGAAAGAGAAGGATTCAATTTCGTCATCGGCACGCTACTACCTTGCGGCAGCGGCGTGCGAGTGACGAAAATTGAACGAGCCGTTGCAGCGATTCTATCGAACATCTCTTCCGAGATGGCACGATGAGAACCACTGAAACGCTCCTTGTGTTTATCAAGCGCGTCTTGTTTCTTGACCGGACCCAGGATAGGCCACATTCTTTTCGATCCTTTTTGGAGCGAGTAGACACGTGACACATCGCGGCGAACAGTCCATTGACGTAACGCACGTTTTAAACACCCAACGAACAGAGGCTGTGTAACATATTCTGGACGACGCGGCAACGCGTCGTCACGGAAAACGTTACACATTGCACAATCAAGCCAATACTTAAAAAAGCCTTGGTCTCGATTGTCCGGCTCGTTCGCGAGCGGTCCGACGACACTAAACATGTGTCGCACGGAACGCTCGAGCGCAACGAGCTGGCCTACGTTATACCACTTCCCATCCTTCACAGAATGAGCACGTGACGTAACGAAGGGCAATAGAACGGACTCGATCAGTTTGATCGTTGAGTCTTTCGACCCTGGCGTCGCGAGCCGCGACACCATCCGAGATACAAAAACGCTAACTGACGAGTTCTTCAGCTTCGCATTTATCATATCAGCAGCACCCGTACTGCCATTCGGCCGTTTCGGGCGGCTCGACTTCACGTCGACCCGCTGAGAAGAGGATTTTCCTCTCTTCATGCCACCACGCTTTCGCGCGATCGCACTTCCTGTGCCTTTTC